CCCCCCGGAGTGTATGCCGTATAGCTTGCAGGGTTGAGAACATGAATATATGCGACACCAGGGCCGCCTCCGCGTCCACCTGTCCCACCTTTATTGATTAAGGGACAGTTGCCGCCGTTGCCGCCCGAGCCTCCGCTTACGTCGATTGCGTTTGTTCCTGTCGCGCCTAGCAAGGCACCCGCAATAACAATGACTGTGCCGCCCGATCCGGCGCCCCCTCCGCCTCCACCGCCTGCTGTGCCAGCTACACCGTCAGCGCCGTTGCCGCCATTTCCACTTTTGGCAGCAATGGCGCCGACTGCTGTGGACGCTCCGCGATTGATATTCCGTGCGGCGATGTAAACCATACCAGCGCCAGGAGACGGTGAACCGCCGCCACCACCTGCATTCACACCATCCCCGCCACCTTGACCACCCCCACCGCCAGTAAGCGACGTCTGCACAATACTAGATACTGTAGTGTTTCCTCCCACCAAAGCAACAAATGTTTGGCTGATTGATGAATATACAAACACCGCAGCATTTACAATTGTAGCTGCAATACCAGCCGCACCAACTGAAACACCATTACCGCCAGCACCGCCTGCGCCGCCGTTGCCCGAGTTAAAACTAAAGGGAATTGCAGGGATGCTGTTACTGCCGTTTGTGCCTGTGCCGGTGTTGCGTGTGCCGCCAGTATTTGCTGAATACCCTATACCCGGCGTGGTCCCAGCTAAATTCCCAAAACCAACATAAGTTCCACCAGTAGCGCCTGTGGCATTATTGCCCGCAGGTGAGTTCCATCGAATGGCGCCTGCTGGGGCTGTGGTAATGTCCAACGTATCAAAAACAAATACACGGTATCCGTTAGTAATTAGCTGCCCTGCACCACTCACCGTTAGGTTCTGGTAATTCATGTCGCGCGCAAGCGTGACAGTGCCAGTAATTATCACATCGCCGTCTGAGCCGGTACCAAAGAGCGCAGAGGCGCCCGCATTAGCTGCCGATGTAGAAGATGCAACCGCACGAACAGCCATTACACGCCATCCCCTGCCATGACATAGACAATAGCAGTCCCGGTCTGAGTGATGCCGGTAAAATACGAATTAAATGGGACGGTAAAAACCTCGATAACCCCAGGCAGCAGAACAATAGCAGGACTGCCAGTGGTGGTGATTGTAGTGGAGGAAACCGTCTGAGACTGGCTTACGGTATACGTCCCAGTGCTACCTGCCGTGCCCGTAAGCTGGGAAACAATCTGCGTGCCAGCCACAACGCCAGTGCCGCTAATAAGTTGATTAGGGAAAAGCGTCCCCGAACCAACGGCAGAAACGGTCATGGTAGTGCCGGAGATGCTAGCCGTAATGCTGGCAGCAACGGGAACAACCGCGTTTGTCTTCGCCACAGCAGCGTTAATACTGAAACCCATAAACACAGGGGTTGTGCCAGCATTTAGAACGCGAATGTTCCTGACGCCAGCAGAGATAGTAAGCAAATTCGGAACCTGAATAGCATCAGGAGCCGATGTGGCGGCAGTAAATGGAACTGTCAGACCAATTGGGAAAAAGGGCGTTAGTTCCATTACATCACCTCAAACTAAACTTACAGAAAATATCTGCCGTGGCTGCTACTGGCAGAACTAAGAGTGGCAGAGGCAAGCAGGTATCACTTGCCCTTCTTGGTGTGACCAGCGCGAGCCGCAGTAATGTTGTCTACCATATTAGGGTAGGGACGGCCAGAGGCGCGAGCATGTGCCTTGGCATCCTTAACCCCCTCGCGGTTCAAGTGCTTATGCACCGCATCCTTGGGGGCTGCCGTTTCCCAAAATTCCTTGTGCTTCTTCATCACGGACAATCCCACTTGCGAAGAGACTTATTGATTCGGCTATCGGGGTCGTGAGCAGTCTTCGCGCCAGTCAGGTGCTTCTTCATGCCTTCCATCCGCGCACAGAATGAGCGGCGGCGGGCGGCAGAAAGCTCGCTATGCTGCGCTTCCTCACGCGAAACAGGGCGCTTGATGTTGCGCCCCTCCGCCTTCAAAGAAGCCCTACCCTTCTCATTGAGGCCGCCGGAAGGGTTCTTGCCCTCCCTACGAGTCCAAGCACCAGCCATTGCAGCCTCCAGAGAGAGACGGGGGCTTTCGCCCCCGCTATCCTTAGTCGATGTCCATGTCCTTGTGCCCGTGCGGCAGAGTGCCCTTGTGGGCGCTGCTGAGCGGGGAGGAGTCAGAACCAGACTTAGCGCGACCGCCAGCCTTGCGGGGCTTGCGACCGGCGTGCTGATGCGCAGCAGCGCCGTGGACGGCGCCAATGTGCTTCACGTGGCCCATGTGGTGGTGCATGACGTGACCGCCGTGCTTCCGCTTGGCGCGACCGCCGCGCTTCTTGGCCTCAGCTTCCGGCCCCACATTGTTTTCGCCCGTGTAGGACATGTTGTGGCGAGCGAGGTCTTCCTTATACTCAGGAACACCTTCCATACGCTCGCCAACATGCCCGCCTTCAGCAAAGTGACCCTTGTGCGCGGCGTGCTTGCCGTGGTGATGCGCCTTGTGACCCTTCATGGCCGATCTCCTCAGAACGCGCTGAATTGGGTGGCGCCAAAAAGACCGGCGATGGACCCAACATTGTAAAGTTGCGGGGACTGGCGGATGATCAAGCGGTTTGCGCCAGTGGAAGACGCGGACTGCAAGGTATAAGTGCCTCGCACATCGCCAGTAGTGGTGGACGGAGCGGTCTGCACCGAAGCCGTGTAGCCCGTGGCCGCCGTAACCAACGTCGTCGCCGTCAGTGAGGCCGCGTAGTTCACCAGAATGTCACCAAAGAAATCAGACCGGATCGGCAAGCCGATAATGTCTGTGGTGCCAACCGAGTAAGCGTGCGTTGTATCGGCCGTGCCGCCGCTAAGAACGACAGAACGAATATACTTAAACGCCTTCTTGCCGTTCACAGTGGATGCGGCAGTGACAGTAATGGCTTCCGTCATCGGGAAACCATATACATCGTAGCCGTTCACGGTGGCGGTGGTGTAGGTCGCGGCGGCAGCAGCAGTGATGCTGACAGCGCGACCCAGGATAGCCATGGGATTCCACAGAGTCAGGCCGCCATTGCTGCCATAGTTGATGCCTGAGGCCAGCGTGGCGCGCGAAAGAGACGCCGTGATGGTGCCAGAGCCAATCGTCTGCGACGCGCTAACGATATAGGTGCCGGCATAGCCAACGCCCGTGCCGTAGCCCAACACAGTCACGCCAGAGGACAGGGTGCCCGTGCCACCGGCAGTCAATAGCGTCATGCCAATACAAATCGGCCCGGCGCTATTGGCTGTCACGGTCATCACCGTGCCAGCAATGCTGGCGGTGAAAGACGCAAAGGTGTCGATACCCACAAGCCCGGCCCCGTTCACGCCCGTGTCAACCACGCCTGTATCAGCACGGACAACCGAGGGAATGATCGAGACGCCAGTCGTGGCCGAAGCCGCAGACACCAAAGTCAGCGTAGCCGACGTGGGATTTGCAGAAGCCACAATGGCGGCAGAGGCGGCAGTGTAGGGCACCACATTGAGCGTGGTAATGTTGTCCATGCCAATGAAGCCCGCAGTCAGGGCTGTGGAGCCCTGACCGGGAGCATAGGCATAGGCCGCGCGCGGATCGAGAATGCCGGCGCCAGCGTAGAACAACGAAGGGCCAAGGTCCGGGTTGTAATCAGGCGTAGGGCCGATGCCAGACGGCGTCTCACCAAAAACAACTACAGGACCAGAAAAGGCGGTAATAGCCATAGGCCGGCCTCCTTACGCAGTGGGGAACGACCCGAAGATCGAACGCCAATTGTAGTAACCGAACGAGTAACGCTCGTAACCCTTCACAAGCAGATTGTCAGTGACAAAATCCACCTGCATGTCGGTCTCAAACTTGACTCGCTCCATATACGACAAACCATCAATGTTCGTCAGGAGGAACCAAGCAAAAGCCGACGTGAGGAAGTCGTTGGTCATGTAGCCTTCGGGAAGGCCACCGGCCGTCGACACAATCGCGTTGACGTCGTTGTCAGCCGTGCCGGGGCGCAGTTCCGTCTTCGTCAGGCGGATAGCAACCGGCTCAAGCTGCGGCGGGACGATGAGCTTGCGGGCGCGCGCAAACACCTTCAGGCCAGCCTGATCGCGGAAGTTGGTTCGCACCGAGATCATGCCGTTCAGCAGGGTGGCCTCGTTGAGGTCAACCTGGATGGTCGGCGTGTTGGCAACGGTGCCACCGTCAATCGGGTGCGCCGTGGAACACAGAGCCACGCCGTCCCCGCCAACCGACGCATTGTAGGTCGTCGCGGTGTTCAGCAGGTTGGCGCCGTAGATTTCCTTGGTCTGCTGGAAAGACTCAATCAGGCCAAGGTTCGACGGGTGGAACTGCGTCTTGTAGAGGTTGTCATCAATCGCCTTGCGAGTGATGGCATACCCAAGAGCAATTTCGGTGTGTTCCTGGTTGTAGACAAAACGCTCACCAGCATTATTGTCGAACGCCGTCTGACCACCTTCGGTCTTAAGCTGCGCCAGACCCAGGTAGCGCATCTCAGCGGTGCGCTCCAGAGCCATCTTCGACTCGTGCTTGGTGAAGATCTTATCATACTGGCTTGGAATCATTTCGTATTTTCCTTCTACCCCGCGCAGTCCGGGGAGAAGGAGGTCTTTGATTGCAGAAAGGTTAACGGCCATTGTTCAGCCCTCCGATCACGAAATGCCAGTCGGACCAGCGCCATTAGAGCGCCAAATCTCGTTGTTAAAGCCGACGATCACCTGCGGGAAGTTCGTGCTGGGATCGGTGCCGTTCGCGCCGGGCGGGGAGAAGTCGTAATCAACGATGATGAACGGCGAAGTCACCGCCGTCGCAACCGCGTCAAGATACGCGCCAGAAGTGCCAGTAGCGGCATTGCCAGCGCCCAGATTGCAGGTGACATACCGGCCAATCGGCAGGCTAGAAATCACCGAGGGGGTCGCGCTGGCGTTGAAGAAGCTGGAACCAGTGGCCTGGACAATGAAGCGGGCATTCGGGTTGTCGATGATATAAGCCTCGACATCCTGAAGAGTGTTCGCGTCGGAACCCGGCCAGTAGCGGCTCCAAACCACGCGCTTCTGCGAGACCGACAGATACTTGCAACCGAC